TTAATCTTCAAAAGTTTTAGCAACTGTTTTTAGATAATCAACAATTGTCAAATGTTGCGGGCAATGACCTTCACAGATTCTACATTCAATACAATCAGAAGCTTTCGCATGAGTTTTTATCATATCTTGATATTTTTTCTTACTGCCAGACGCCATGCCAAAACGTTTTTCATTATTATATAACTCAAAAACCTCTGGTATTTGAATTTGCATTGGACAATTTTCTTTACAATAATTACAAGCTGTACAAGCAATAGCTATTGTATCATTAATGATTTTTGCCACTCTAAAAGTTGTTGCAATTTCTTCTTTAGTAAGTGGTTTAAAATCTTCCATATAACTTAAATTATCTTCTAATTGTTCCCACGTTGACATACCAGAAAGCACCATAAATACATCATCTAAGCTACTAGCAAAACGAATTGCCCATGAAGCCACTGACATTTTTTCATCTTGAGCTTTCAATAAATCTATACCAGCCTGCGGAATATTTACCAATTTACCACCTTTTACAGGTTCCATAACAATCACAGGTTTATGATATTTTTGGCATACTTCATAACATTTGCGAGATTGCACGCTATCGCTTTCCCAATCAAGATAATTTATCTGTAACTGTACAAATTCAATATCTTCACCAATTTCAAGTAAAATCTTTTCCAAAAATTCTGCTGTATCATGAAAAGAAAAACCTAATTTTTTAATCTTACCTTCCGCTTTCATTTGACGCAGAAAATCCATAGATTTAAATTCTTTGACCTTTGCATAATTATCAACATCTAAACAATGCAATAAATAATAATCAAAATAATCTACACCACATTTTTCTAATTGTTCATCAAAAATACGTTTATTATCCTCTATGGATTTCAACTGCATTGTAGGCAATTTATCCGCCAATAAAAAGCTTTCTCGTGGATATCTTTTAACTAAAGCTTCCTTTACAAATAACTCACTTTGATAATTATGGTACATATAAGCAGTATCAAAATACTTAAAACCCTTTGCCATAAAAGTATCAACCATTTTACAAAATTGTTCCATATCTACCTTGTTATTTTCCACATCAAGCATAGGCAAACGCATACAACCAAAACCAAGTTTTTTCAAATTTTCCATAATCCCACTCTCCTAAAATATATTTATTTAAATTATAATATTTTTTATAGATATTTTCTATGTTATAATCTTCCATTACTAAAATGATACTCCTATAAAAAATAATCTATAATAAACATCATATTTCTACAAAATTTATAAAATAATGGTACCTCTCATATATTTTCAAAATAACAAAAAGTCAAACTTCTAATAACAAAAACTCTATAAAGGCTTATAAAATAAGTATAAAAAATTAGTCAAAAAGTCAAAAATAATTATTGACATTTTGATTAATTCGAGTATAATAATAACAACTTTCTACATTATAAAATAATTATCAATTTATATCATATTAATAATATGCCTTTGCTATTACTATTTTATTATATTTATTCTATCACTTATTATTTATATTTTTTTATTTTTGTTACTATTTATGGTACTTCATAATAAAAATGGTACCAAAATGGTACCTCAAAATCTATTATTACTGTTAATAAACAACTAAACTCCTTGTATATAAACTCCTTTAGCAGTATAATAAAAACCATAAAAATTAATTTTATTAAATTTAATATTAACAAGAATTGTATTTGAATATTCGATTCACTTCATATTTGATTTAACTTTAACAAATGTTGTATTTGAATACCTTATTTAATGATTTAGAGTTCTAAGAACTCAAATTTAACCTTAACTTTAACAAATGTTGTATTTCCCTATAACAACAAAAAGTCCCTATTACTTAGAAAAGATCTAGGTAATAGGGGCTTTTAGCAATAAAAGAAAATGTTATTTAATTATAACTCTTTTGTTAGATTTTATCTATAATTTTATTTACTTCTGCAATACCTTTACCATCTAGCTTATCTATTATCCCAAGATAAGCCACATTTCTAGCTACTACAGATGTGCTAGTAGTTGTAATTATTTGTTTTTGTAATTTGTCCTTAAGCTTTCGCTTTTCATCCTCAAGTTTGGACCTAATAAAAATTTTTGCAAATTCTTTTAATATGTTCATGCTTATTCCTCTGTTGATGCTAATTTATTAACTACTTTTTCTACAATCCAAAGACTACCATTTATGGCTACTGGTAAGAAAATAGTATCTCTAAATTTTACCCAGCCTTTTTCATCAACCGCACTATTTTTAAGCTCTGCAACAAAAGCTGTAGCTACTTCTTTAACTGCTGGCAATGCCGTATCTTTAATCCATTTTATAGCCATATCTTTTACTTCAGTCGTAATAAAATCTTTCATATTTTCTAAAACTTCATTTTTAATTTCATCAATAGTCATATTAATAATCTCCTTATTAAAATAATTTTTCTGCGTCAGTTATACCTCTAGCGATAGCATTAGCAAATTCTTCTATTCTATACATAAGTTTATAAGCATCTTCTTGATTTGAAATAAATGCTGTTTCTACTAATACCGCAGGCATACTAGTTTCTCTTAATACACACAAATCTGGACGTTCTTTAATGCCACGGTCCACCATACCAAGCGAATTAACAATTTGTGCTTGGATACACTTAGCTAAAATATTAGCTTTTCCACCATCTAAGGCATAAACTAATGTTTCTGTTCCTTTTGCAGAACTATTCGCAGCAGAATTACAATGAATAGATACAAAAATATCTGCACCACTATTATTTGCAGTAGCACAGACATTAGGCTTGCCCTCTGTTTCTCCATTTAGGTTATCAGACTGAAGAATTTGACACGGATAGCCGATTACTTCCATTGTCTTTTTTACTTTTTCCCCAATAGCTAAAGCAATATCAACTTCTCTAATTCCATTTGCACATGCTCCAGGGTCTAAATCCATATCATGCCCAGGGTTGATAAAAATTCGTAACAATTAAATACACTCCTTTTATTAAACTGGTCGAATTCGACCAGTTTGTTTAATTTAACTAAAAATAAATTAAATTTTAACTTAAATCTGCCAATAATCTACCAATTAAATCCTTTAACCGTGCGGTTCATAGGTTTTTACCATCTAATAACCTTCTAATTATCTACCGATTAGCAACCAATTACAAAAATGGCTATTTTTGCAACATATTATGCATACACATTACAAAAAGTGCCTATTTTGTAACATCTTTATTATTAACTCGTACCAGCCCACCCAGATAACCCAACAAGCCAGCACTTATTGTTGTAGATAATTCATTATTCATATAAAAAATAGCCGTTATTAAAGCTATTACAAGCCCGATAACGACTACTAAATTTACTATATCTAGTTTTTCATATTGCATTTTAATCCTCCTTGCGTTGAGGCAACTGGATTGTTTTATTATATAATCCAGTTATAGCCCCATTACCACCTAGAGCCTTATAAGTATTATACATATCTGTTAGATTTTCTAATGCCCATATGGGTAAAAATCCTTCTTTTTCTGCGTTGTGGCAAATATTTATAATTTCCACACGCAAAAGTCCTCGAATTGCGCTGTCCCTATTTTTTTCTTTATTCGCATAATCTTTATAAATGTTATATGCAAATTTTAGTAAACCTGCTTGTATTGCTAAAGTTACAACAGCCAGCCAATCATTAGATAAAAATTCATTCATTTTACTATTCCTCTTGTTTAGATTCTAATTCTGCTATTAATTTTTCTTTTAAGCAGTTTGGGCATTTTTCATTTGTACATTTATCTTGTTCATCAAGCTTTTTAGCACAAATATTACATCTTTTAGTCATTTGTATTCACCTCCTGAAGCTTATTATTTGTATCTTCTATGACAGAAGCATACTCTTGTTTTAGTTCCGCTTGTAATTCGGTATCATCTGTAAGCACTGCTACCAACATAGCGTCTTTGATATCAGCAATTTGTTCATCATTAGCTGCCATAATTTCATTAATTTTCGCTAAAGCTTTTTCTTCTTCTGTTGGTTCTTTTGGTGGCACGTATTCACGTGAAGCTTTTGCCTTAATATAGATATCAACATTATCAATATAACCTTCAAAGTCAACATTAGGATACTCTTTAAATTCTTTGTTGACCACACAACATTCTTGGTAATTATCGTAGATAACCTCGTTTATATTATCTAAACTAAGTCCACTATCTAATTTGAAATTTTCTATAGTATCAGTATACTGTTTGTCATCATTAATAATTAGAACTTCATCTTTTTGGATTTGAAAAACTCTCATAAATTTATTCCTTTCTGTGATATACTCTCCTAAATTTTATTTTTAGATTTTTAGGAGTGATTATTTTGAGAAAACCTAATGGATATGGAAGTATTAAAAAATTAAGCGGTAATCGGAGGCGACCTTTTGTTTTTGTTATTACTCAAGATGGTAAGCAAAAAGCTATGGGCTATTTTTGTTCGCAAGTCGAAGCAGAAATATATGCTGCCGATTTTAATAAGAAAAATAATAAAATTCTTCATGGACATGAAACAACCTTTTCAGAATTATTCTATAGATGGTTACCTTTTTATATAGACAAACACCAACCTAGTAAAAGCACTATAAACAGTTACCATAATGCTTATAAACACTGTCTACCTTTACATGAAATGCCATTAAAAAAAATTAAGTATTATCACTTACAAGACATTATAGATACAGTTAAAAGAAAAGGACTTTCCTACAGCACCTGTAAGAAAATCCGTTCTACTCTTAGTTTAATGTTCAAATATGCTTTAATGATGGAATACGTAGATAAAAATTATGTTATGCTTTTAAATTTAGGCAAGAATAAACAAAAACGACCACACAAACCATTTACACGCCAAAAAATAAATAAGTTATGGTCTAATTTACAACAAATTGAAGGTGTCGATACTATATTAATTCTAATTTATACCGGCATGAGAATAGGAGAACTTTTAGAGTTAACCAAAGATAATGTTTATTTACGACAAAAATACATTAAAATTACAAAATCTAAAACTAAATCTGGATTAAGAATTATCCCTATCCATGAAAAAATATTTCCGCTTATTATAAAAAGAATGAATATGCCTGGTAAACACTTTATTTGCCAATATAATGAAAAGCCTTATAATTACAGCACTTATTGCACTTTATGGGATAAGATAATGTTAGCACTTAATGCAAAATATACACCTCATGATTGTCGTCATACTTGTGCCACTTTGATGGATAATGCAGAAGTAAACTATAATGCTAAACGTAGAATATTAGGTCATGCTTGCTCTGACGTTACTAATGGCGTTTATACGCATAAAGATATTAGGCAACTACGCAAAGCAATCAATAAAATCAAGTGATACTTTTAAGTTACGTATAAATTAAATTAAGCCTTAAATATTAAGCATTATTTAGATTTTATTTGTGTTACTATTGCTACTTGTAAAAACACTAAAAATAGCATATTTCTAAAACTTAAAAATCCTATAACTATGCATATTGCCCATGTTATAGGATTTCTTTTTTTATTAAAAATTAGGGAAATATTTATTTTTAATATTATGTTTACAGCCTTTATTGAAATTTTACCTGTGGGGGAATTACCCTCTCATGGTCATAGTGCCAGCACAAATACAACTGGTAATCATACACATACACATCCAGGT